GGAGATTGTCTTTTTCACTCGGTGGCAAACGAACGGAATCAGCATATTGCCCCGTTCGTCGTCCAGCCTCACCGCACGACGGGAGAACAGAAATTCTTCGGGCGGGACGGACTCAACGCGGACACGACCCTCAACCGTGGTCCTGACCGCACGAACATCATACAGCTCCATGGGGAGTTCCATGCCCGACATGGGGTCAATCTGCATGTCTGGGATTTCAACGATTTCCTCGATGTCGAGTTCGTCGTCCTGCTCCAGCTTCGCCAACTCAACGTCGGTCAGCCCGGTGTAATCCTCGCGCTTCTGTTCTTCCCGTTCGTCCCACCAGACCTTGGCGATGCCCTGACGCAGCATCAATGCGTCCTTCACCATATCGTAAAGGATTTGGAAGCCGTCGTTCTCCTTGTGGAATACGTAATTCGCGTAATCCGTCGCCTGTCCCGCGTAGGCCTCATCCTCTGGGCCGTAAGGTTCATAACGCACAGCGTCGTCGCTGGACGTGAAAACCTCGATGATGGAGGGCAGCATCCACTCAATCGTGTCGTGAACGTCCCTGGACACGATCTGCGAGCGCCCGTCCACCTCGTTGCCAAGAGGCTCGCCGAAGTAATACTTCATGGCCTCTTCGCGGTCGGCGGTGAAGTCGCCCGCGCCGTCATCACCAATGCGCGAGCCTACAGCGGCGTTAATCTGCGCACGGACGATGCTTTGCAGCGTCTCCGCATCGAGGGGCTTAGGGCCTTCCATTACGCGGCGTTCCTCTTGCCCTCGATCCGCGCAAGGCGCTCTTCCAGCTCCTGGATGCGCCGGGTCAGGCGGTTCTCAATGCCCTGCATCCGCTTGGTCAGAACGGCTTCGGGGAAACGGCTCATGGTGCGGTCGCTCATTTCAGGTAATCCTCAAACTGTTTGGCAATTGCCAGGGTCAGGGTCGGGGCCTCGTGGGGGCCGTGCTGTTTCGCAGCTTCGCCCATGATCTTGACGGCCTGCGTCAGCGCAAGGGCGCGGACTTCCGGACTGGAATCGGGGGCTGTCTTCTGTCGCGGCATCTTCGTTCCTTAACTCACGTAAAAATGGTCTGTGAAATTGTCCCACCGCCAGCATATTGCCGGGTTAAAATAGTTCGCCCACTCATCTGCCCAGATAACCAAGGTGGACCCGTCAATCCCCGGAACAGAGCGCCACTCTGTGCGGGACACGCGCATCTTCTTAGTGTGATACGGCTTGGCAGGCCACCACACTGCGAAGTCACGGCCCGCGTGGAGGTATTGTTCTTCCACCGGATCGACACGTTCGGTCACGCTTAACCATTCCGGCTTGATGCGCGGCTTGGGGGGAATGGGTACTTCCTTCGTTACAACGGGGGCGCTGCGTACCTTCCTTGTTGCAGCGAATGGCGGCGGATCGGCCAAGCCACGCTCGCCATCCCAATCGGGGTAACACATGCCCACAAACGCCTGGATGCCACGATTGATCTCGTCCGCCTCTGGGTCGTACTCCCCGCCGTCCAGACCCTCCATAAAGGAGCGGTTTAGCGTCATGAACACGTCGGTTGCGATCATCACACAATCGCGATCTTCGGTGAAAGGTTTTTAGGCTGCGTCTTGTTGCGTGGTGCGATCTTGGTAATCGCGCCGTATCGGAACGCATCGGCTGCGTGGCTGGACCAGTCATGCAATGGACGCTGCCGGAACGCTTTGTTAATCTCGTCGTAATCCTTGCGGTACTGCCGAAGGGCTTCAATCCCTCGGTCACACTTCTCGTCCCACCAGCAGCGGCCCATGATCTGACGGGCGGCGTTGATTCCGTCTATGACGCTTTGGTTTGGGGCAATAACCGTCTTGCAGCCCAACTTCTCTAGCGTCTCCTGTCTCGTTAACCCCGTGGAGAGTTCCCGCTGTCTTGCGTCGTGGGGCAGGATTAGGTCACCCATCCGGCAACCGTTCGCCCTTACACGCTTCTCGATCTCTCCGATGTAATGTGCCAGGGCCTCGCCGTTGTTCTCGTAGTAGTCCACCAGATGGATTTCCTTGCCCGCGAACTGCACGAACCACACGGCAGTGCTATCATCGATTCCCAAATCCCACCACGTATCCACCGGGAACTCCGATTGATACGGCACACTACCAATGCGTCCCTGTTCCGTCGCCAATGCCATCTGTGGGGCGTAGTAGGCACCCCGAATCGCAGCGTCAAAGCTGCACTCATATTCCTGCGCGTATTCGTCTTCGGTCATTACCGCACGGGCATCGGCCAACTCGTCGGCCTCCACAATCCCCGTCTCGGACGCCTTGTACATCGCGCCCATCCAGCCGTCACTTTTCAGCGCGTGTTGGTAGATGTCGTAAAAGGCGTTCTTGCCCTTGGGCGTACCAATGAAGATTGCCCAACCCTTCCTGTCGGAAAGAGCGGGCCGAATGATCTCGGACCACACTCGGGGGTCCATCTCGGCGTATTCGTCAAGTATCACGCCGTCCAGATAGATGCCGCGAAGTGCGTCAGGGTTGTCGCCACCAAACAGCCTGATCCGCTGGCCCAGGAAGTCCACCCTGAGTTCGCTTTCGTTGAACACCCTACTAGGGATGGGGTTGGTGTAATGCTTCAGATAGTCCCAAGCGACCGTCTTGGCCTGCTTGTAGAAGGGTGCAATATAAGCGTACCTACCGTCAGGCTTGCCCTGCCCCGCGCCCTTAATGAGTTCGTTAATGCAGGCAACCGTCTTGCCCCAGCGCCGATGACAGACAAGGACGTTAAAGCGCTCCCGGTTTTTGTGGACCTCCGCCTGATGCTTGCGGGGGGCGTACGGAATCTCAATCAGCACTCTTGGCCCATGTCAGCGTGACAGGGCCACCGCCCAACCCGCCGTGTTCATTGACGAGAGTCTCTTTCCAACCCATGCGGGTTTTGGCCCAGAAGATCGCCGCCGTGACAGACTGCGAACCGTCGCCTGTAGCCTTCTTGAACAGGCTCTCGGCAACCTTGGCGTTGGCCTTGGTCATGCCCAGATCGAGTTCATCGCGGTAATATTTGCGCAGCGTGACGTGGCAGATGCCCAGCGACCGGGCGATGTCCTCGGCCTTGATGCCATAGCCCGTCATCGTTTCAACCTGCCCACGAAGCGCGGGCGTCGGCTCATGCGGCTTGTTCGCCATGGCGAGCCTCCTTCATGGCATTGAACGTCGTGCCGCCTTCCAGTGTGGCTTCCTGTCCAGTGAATGCCTGCCAACGCTCCACGGCCACGTCCACGTAGGCGGGACTGAGTTCGATGGCGTAGATGGGCCTACCCGTCATCTCCCCAGCGATGATTGTGGTGCCTGACCCACTGAACGGCTCGTACACGGCTTGTCCTGGACTACTGTTGTTCTCGATGGGCCGCTTCATGCACTCGACTGGCTTCTGGGTGCTGTGGCCGTGGCCGCTGTCATCGCGAGCCTTGATGTTCCAGATTGATGTCTGCGAACGGTCACCGCCCCAATGCCCTGTTTTTCCCTTCCGCACCGCATACCAGCACGGCTCGTGTTGGTAGTGGTAATGGCCGCGACCAAGAGCAAAGCGATCCTTGGCCCAGATGATCTGCTGGCGCGGCTCGAATCCGGCCCTAACTAACCCATCATGTGATGCACACTGCAACGGGCCTGGGGCGGACCACACATAAAGAACGTCGCCGGGAAACAGCGCCCAAGCCTCGCCCCAATCAGCGCGGTCATCATTAGACACAATCCCCATCTTCCCCTTGTTCTTATTGATGCCAGCGTCTGCCCTCCATGCAGGATTGTACTCCACACCATACGGCGGGTCCGTGACCATCAGGTGTGGCTTAACGTCGCCGAGCACCTTCGCCACCGTGTCGGCGTCCGTGCTATCCCCGCAGATGATCCGGTGCTTGCCCATGACCCACACGTCGCCCAGAACCGTCACAGGCTCCAGCGGAGCATCGGGAACTTCATCGGGGTCAGTCAGCCCCTCGGTCTTGTCAGCCATCAGCGCCGCAAGGTCGCCAAAACCCAGCAGGTCCAGATTGAACCCCGCCGCGTCCAGCCCCTTCAGTTCCAGCGACAGCACTTCTGGGTTCCAGCCCGCGTTCGTCGCAAGCTGGTTGTCGGCCAGCACATAAGCCCGCTTCTGCTCATCAGTCCAACCAGACGCCACCATGCAGGGAACGTCAGTCAGGCCCAACTTGCGCGCGGCCATCACACGTCCGTGACCGGCAATGATGCCGCCGTTATCGTCCACCAAGACAGGGTTTGTCCATCCCCACTCTCGCATCGAAGCGGCTATCTGTGCCACCTGTTCGTCGCTGTGTGTGCGTGCGTTGTTGGCGTAGGGAATCAGCTCATCAATCGGCCTGCGCTGAACGGAATCGGCGGGCCACTCCTTTATAGACGAAACTTTACCCGACTTCCGGCATCCCGGATTGGTCGTTGCCATAGCTTAACCTCTGTTAAGTGACTGTTTCTAAACGAAACTTGGTCTGTTTATCCACGCCCCGCCAAGACAGGCCCAACGGGGCTCTCTGGGGTTACGATGTAGTCTGCAACGTCGTCCAGGAAGTCGCCGCCGTAGACGAGCTGCAATTCACCGTTGACCTCTTCCGTCCCTGTGATCTGCACGAGTTCGTCCGTCGGGTATACGTCCACATGAAAGCCGTGACCCTTGGCGCTTGCAAGCACCGGACCCGGCTCCATGATGGGCAGACCGTCCGCGTCCGTGTTGCCTGTGTCAACAGGGTGACCACGCAGCGGTCCATGAACCAGAGCCACAATGCCGGCGCGCTGTGCAACCTCGCGTTCATCGGTGCCGCCGCCCTCAC